GGAAGAAGAAAATTTCATTAGAACTGCTTTGTTCATGGAGATTACTAATTCACGTCATGTTTTTAGAGGTTGTGTTTATGAATGGTTTTCAGGCTTGCCAAGCGGAAATCCTATGACAGCTATTATTAATACTATATATAATAATATAGTTTTTAGAATTTCATGGGGTTATGCAGGGCTAGATATTACTGGTTTCAATGATAACTGTATTCTTATGGTATTGGGAGATGATAACATTTTTAGTGTTAGATCCATATATAGAGAAATTTTTAATGAATTGACTTTACCAACCTATATGGCAATGTGTGGTATGGAATATACTACTGAACTTAAAGGTTCTGCTGTTTCAGCGTTTAGATCTTTAAATGAAGTAGAGTTCCTAAAACGCAGTTTCTATTTGGATAAGAAATTGAATCGATGGGTAGCACCTCTTAGAGAGAGTGCCATCGCTGAGATGTTAAATTGGACCAAGAAAGGCAAAGAAGGAGAACAAATTACATTAGATAATATGTGTTTTGCTCTTCGTGAGTTTAGTTTGCATGGTAAGAAGAAGTTTGAATTCTGGAGAGAACATCTCTTGGAATTGAAAAATAATCTTTTTCCATTTATGCGACCTCATGGGGATATGCCACTCGATTTTGAGAATACATATTCCAAAGTATTGGAGTTAGAATATTATTTTTAGATTCTGACTCTATTAGACCGTAAAGTCGTTAAACTATGGTGTTAAGTCCCATTTAACACCAACTGACCGTGAAGTCATAAAACTACGTCCCATCAAGGGAAAGTCTCCAAAGGACGCGCTTCTAATGTGATCTTGCTCATTTTACGTTTTTCATTCTAATTGCAGACGTAAGAGTATTGCTGTAGAAGTTATATCCTGCCTATTTAGGAACATACACAAACAGGATTTGGGCAGCCCCCATAAACAAATAGTGCAATTAGGCCACTTACCATAAAAGTGTACGGTAAGAGGTAACAAATCACTTGCAACAAATAATAATAATACTGCTAATTCCGGGCAGATACGAGTTTCAAACTCAGACGGAATTGCCGCGCTAACCGGTACTCAAGGTAGCAATTTAGCGGATATTGGAACTCCCAATGATTCGCAAGAAGTTATGGTTTCGGCCCGAGCTTCAAAAGCTGTGACAACTACTTTTGTAGATGATGCAGCTGTGGTTCAAAGAGATGAATCAAAAATCGCTCATGTAGATGATTCTTTGACAGATCTACAAGATCCACAGGCAACTCCGGACAATGTAATTTCCTTTCTCGGAAAACCCATTGTTCTTACTCGTGGTAATTTTTCTACGACCGACGTTTATACTATTTTTGATAGCTATAATTTACCGTCAGCTTTGTTCACTTCCACTGAAGGAGAAATATGGAAATCAAAACTCCATGGTTTCTTTGGAATAAGATTTGATATTCGAGTTAAGTTAGTTGTGAATGCTAATAAATTTCAACAAGGACGTTATATTCTTGGTTGGACACCTTTAGCTAGTCCTACTCCTACTACTTCTAATTTGAAACAAATTAGAACAGTTTATGCTCATAATTCTAGTCTAGTTCAAAGAACAACTGTTCCTCATGTTGAATTAGATTTGGCTACTAAC